TGGATTTGTAATCTTTTTGGGCCATGTTGTAGATACTCAGCGATACATAATTGTGCCCTTGTAGGGGCGGGTAGGTTTAAGTGTGTCCAAACAGCGGTAAGAAAATACCTAAAATCTTGTTGGAGTTGTGATTCAATCTTCATCTGTCATAAACTCATCGTATTTTGATTTAGGTTTATTTATAACGTATGGTGTGTTAAAAAGGTTTTCTTCGTTTTTTCTACGTGTTGTCAACCCTTCACTTGTTACTAATGGCCCTTCGGGGTCATCTTTGTTTATGTGTTTGTTGTACAACTTAAAAGCGTCACTAATAACTTTTTTGTCACCTGTATTTAACCCTTTTTGCATAGTCTCAAAACCAGACGGTGCATCTACAAAGTTAGCTCCTACGTTATATGTAAAAGACATTATTGCATCAATCTCGTTTGGATTCATGTCTTGCATTTTAGGATAAGCATTACGTAACTTTTCCTCAACAGTGCCTACATAAAAGTTCAATAACTCATCAGCTCTAGCTTCTGTTATAGGAGCATCTTGTAAAGTAACAGGACGACCATCTTCATAAAAAGTTGTACCTTTACCTATTGTTGGTATACCAGCACTATCTAAATAAGGTTCTGCTCTAAAACCTTCACTAGCTGATATTTCATCAAATAGTCTATTACTGTGGTTTAATTTTTCAAGTTTCTTGGTCGGTGTTTGTGTCATAATTAATACTCATGTCATTTAGTCCTTTTACGTCAGAGGGTAGTATTTTTACCCCTGGCTCACTACGCCATTCTTCACAAAAATCACATAGTCTATTGTACTCCTTAACAGCGTCATCTACAGCTTTTTTAGCTTTGTAGTCTATATATTGAGGTTCTAGCCATAGCAAAAACCACACCATAGCCCAACGAACTGGACTAGGTGTAGCATATGCAATGTCTTTGAGTTCCTGTAATAGTAGTTTATTTGGGTTAAATAGTTTGTTCACTAATCCAATTTAGTATTAAGGTTTCTCGTAGTGGGTTTGGTGGGAAGTTGTCCCTAAACCATACTAACCAGTTGTTACTTCCTTTTTCTTGATTACATCGTCTACAGGCAGGAACGCAGTTCTTAGACATGTGACTGCCACCCAAACATCTGGGACGCACATGGTCAATGGTAAGATCAAATTCATTGTGTCTTTCTCCGCAATAAATACATTCATAATTGTTTGCCTCCTTAATAGCTTTTCTCCAGAGTTTTTTAGCGTCTGTTGATGTCATGACTATTAAGTTTTGTGTGTAATGTTTATAAGTAGGAAGTACTGGTATCATTTTTTAGCACGATTTCTTGCTCTGTTTGTTGATGGGTTTTCTCTCACTAATCTTCCTGACTTAGTGTGTGAAAAATCTTTACCGCCCTTGCCATACACACCTGCTCTTCTTCTAGCTGTGTTGAGTTCAGCACGGTATTTTTTGTTTTGTGGGCTTTTGTTACGTTCTCGTTGAGACGCATTTTTCTTCGCCCTTGACTTAGGATTATCACGGTAAAATCGTGCAGTTTTTCTAGGGTTTTTTACAGTTTTAGGGGCCATGTTTGATAACCGATTTTTGTACTGTATCAAAATCGACACTTGGCATAATGTCCGCTAACTGTGATAAAGGAGATGAATCAAAGGCTACGCCTGTAATATCATTCTTGTATAGCCAGTCGGAAGCAGCTTTTAGGTCAGCAGTAGTTGCTTCACCACTACGTATCCTATTAATAAGTTCAGTAGTTACTAATTTATGTAATTCGTTAAACTCATCTTCCCCAGCTCGTCTGGGTATACGCTGCACATTAGTCAATTTTTAATCCTCGTTTGATAAATTCTACTGCCTTGTCATCAAGGTCATTATCGCTTTCTTTCGATAACTTTTCTAGTAAATCTACGACAAATACTTTAAACTTGTCACTTTTTAAAAAAGTTAAAACGATTGGTTTGAGTAGTGCTAACATTTTCTTTTTCTGGTTGTTTTGGATTGATAGGTACTACGTCAGAACACATGTCATAGACACGAGATTTATCTAATAACGTAAAACCCGATTTTTGTAATTGTGCACATTTTAATGCACGAGTAAGCTCATAGTCGAGCCTCATCTTTTCTTCTTGTCTTGCAGCCATACGTCTGCATTGTTCTAAACCACGTTTATCTAAAGGAATCATAAAATTAACTTGAAACCCCCAGTTTTCAGATAACGTATAACTGCTAGGATTCATACCTGTATCTTCATTCATTTCCCAAGGTTTTGTATGGTTGCCCATATAGAACGGTGAAAAAGTCATAGTAGACCCGTTGCAGCTTATATTACCACCATACTGTTGACGAGACGGTGCACCATTGTTTTGGAATTGCACAGCTTGATTTGTAACATTTCCCGTTGCAGCAGCTACGGGGTTGCTTACATTATTAGTCTCTGGTTTAGTTTCAGCAAACGCTGGGTTTACTGTGAAAATACTGAGTAAGAAGTAGTAGTAGAGTCTGTTGTTATGTCTCTTACTGTGTCTATTGTTTCTATTAAACCAGCTGCTCTTTCTGTTATTTCTAACTGAAAGTCGGCTCCTGGAGTTGTAAGACTGAATGTTGTTGCTGAATCTGCAATATCTCCAGATGCAGTGACATTGGTTCCAGACCAAGTTTTTACCTCGGCTCCATATACTTCTTGAGATATGGTTTCTTGTATTGTTTGAGTGGTTGTGGTCGTTGAGTTCATCGACCCCTGTGTAAACTGAGGGGTAATTGTGTTTGCTCTTGCTACTGCAGGTGCGACCAGTGCTAAGAGAAGTATCCATTTTTTCATTGTTTTGGTTTTTCTTCTTTAGATTTTTTATTACCTGTAGACAAGCCAAAAGTGGCCAAAGCTCCTGTAAAAATCGAGGCCACAAACGTGATGTCAGAGCTTGCTCCTAAAGGTTTTTTTACCATAGGTAGTTCAACATAGTTAAGAGTAATAATAAAACCAGACCAAACAACAACTCCTAGACGCACGATTGCACCTAGTATTGCCATTTGTTCATCGTGGTCGTCTACATTTTCTTTAAATTTTTTTAGGAAACTTTTTGGTTGTCCTTTAATAACCTTTTCTTCTTCCATTTATCAATCTTATTTTGTAACCTTTTTTGTATTTGCTTTTTAATAAAATTAAACAACGGTTGAGCAAAAGTTGTTACCGCTACGGCTGATACTGCTGCATAAGTTGCAGTCATTACTACTTCAGTTGTAGGTAATGGCATTTCAATATCAACCACAGGTAACTTAAAAGATGGTGTTGTTGGTTGTTCGGTGGTTTCAGTTGTTTTACTTTTAATACCAGCTGGTGGTCTTAAATCACTAGGAGGAACCACCATTGGTTTATAATAAGGTATATTACCCGTTGGAATGTCTAGTGACATTTTTTCTAATTTTGGAGCTTTAGGTAACTGTAATAATGGTAGTTCCATTAATCAGCAGCTTCGGCAACTCCTCCGTCAGCTTTCCATTCAAGATACTCTTGATAATCGGTATTACCTTCATCCATAGGCATCTGTAAAACAACACCTTCTTTAGGTTGTTTTAATACACCAACGACTTCACCTGAAGCAATATCTTTCATATATTTGTAAATTGGGTTTGTTGGATATGCCATAGTTATAACTCCGCAGAAAAGTGAACATAAGCATTAGCATTATTGGTTCTCATAAAATATGCTCTTCCAGCTACTATATTGGTTGTAGCTGAAATAACTTGTAATTCAACAGTTGATGTTGATTGTCTAGCACTATACACTTGTGGTGCATAAACAGCAGTAGTTCCACCTCCACCGTACAGAAGAAAATATTCTGTTCCAGAAGATGAAGTAATTGACGGTGGTGTTCTCATTTCTACAGGCAAGTCACAAACACCATATAAAAAGCTTGTGGTATAAGCTTGTAAATTAGCTACAGGTCTTTGTGTACTACCACCATCTTGGTCTGCAAGAACATAAAAATATCTTTGACACTTTCTCAAAGTATCTGCATAAGATTCCAGAGCAAACGAACTGGCTGTTGAGCCGACCTCAAGCTGTACGCCTGTGATTTGAAATGTAGCATCGTTTGTTGTCCACCATGTTGTTGTACTTACAGGTGATCTACTCGCACCTACATAAGGTATCCATGTGTTTACTGATGTACCACTGTCTGTATAGTCAGTTCCTAAATACGGATTAAGTACAAGCAACATTCCATTGCCAACATCATTATTAAATACTAAATTACTATTTCCAGGAATTGTTTTTGTTACCTTAGTCCATGTATTAGCAGTTAACGTACCTGTGTTAAAATTATATATATAGGTAGCATCTTCGGCTTTTATATAACCATTAAAACTTTGAGAAACACTAGATTTGATCCAGAAAGATAAAGTAATAAAACTATTTGGATCAGTATAATTCCAGCCAGAATTTGCTATATTTTGTGCTTCAATTTTTTGATAAACAAAAATATAACTGCTAGACTGTGCTCCACTTGTTTGGTTACCATTAGTAATACTGAAAGCCTTTCTAAACCCTAGAGTATATGGTGTAGTACCACTTGCAACATCAACTTGAGCCTGTGTGAATGTTTCATCATACCCATTATTAGTTGCTTGCCATCTATCAACAGTTTGATGACCATTAGATGTAGATGACACGCCACGTTGAGCCACTACAAAATTTCCGTTAATTATTAAATTAGGATTCTGTCTGTTACTTAAGTTAGCTGTACATGTTCCATCGCTTGCCAAAGTTATGGCATCGCTTGATGCGGAATTGGAACGTATCCCGTCTACTTTTAATGTACTCATTATTAATTGGCAGCCTCCGTTTGGTTACTTTTTGCCCATTCGACCCATTCTTGATAATCTACATTACCCTCGGCATCTGGATTACCTTCAGCGTTAGGAATGTCGCAAACAACTTTACCATCTTCTAATTTCTTAATATTTTGTACTTCGGGAAAGTCTGGATCAGGTTTGTAAAATTTGTATGTTATCGTCATAAGTCTGCTGAAAATAAATATCTAAGTGTAGAACCACTTACATTGTTTACTCTATGCCAATCGCTAGATCCTGCTGGAGTTGCTGTGTCTCCAACAAGAATCCCTGCTGATGATTTTGAAGTACCTAAACTAATATTACTTTGATAACCACCACCCGAATAACTTGTTCCGTCTTTAGTCATGCTAGGAGCAGTCCGCATAGGGACTGGCCAAGTTACATACGCATGTGGTGCACCTGTATTGTAGTGTAAACGGTGTAATTGAAAATTCATAACGGCTGCATTTGATCCTAAATTTAAAACATAAAGGTATCTTTGACATTTTCTTAAAGTTTCTGCCTGAGTTTCAAAAGCAAATGCACTGGCTGTAGAGCCAACTTCAAGTTGAAAACCTGTAAATTCAAGCGTTGAGGCATTTGTTGTGAACCATGTTGTAGTCATATCCTGTCCAGCAAATATTCCACTAGAATCTGCTGTCCATTGGTCATATACCGCACTTGAGGAGGTATAGTTGGTTCCCATGTATGGTGCAACAACAACAATTAACCCTCTATCTACTCTATTAGCCGTTGTATCTGTATCAAACTGTAAATTAGCATTTCCAGGAATTACTTTAGTAATTTTAGTCCAAGTGTTAGCAGTTAAAACACCTGTCTGAAAAGGAAGTAATTGTGCTGTGCCATCTTGTGTTTTCATATGTCCATGAAAACTTTGTGCAACACTAGACTTTATCCAAAAAGATAGGGTTATTTTGCTATTTGGATCGGTATAGTTCCAACCGCTAGTCGCTACATCTTGTGACTCTATAAATTGCCTAATATAAAAAATACTATTTGCTTGAGGGCCATTAGATTGATTTCCATTTGTAATTTTTAACGCTTTTCTAAAACCTAAAGTATAAGGTGTAGTACCACTTGCAACATTAGCAAGGGCAGAGGTTGGGTTAGATTGTACAGAATGATTTATTTGCCATCTATCAACAGTGACATATCCACTACTTGTAGATGACGTAGCTCTTTGGGCAACAGAAAAATTCCCGTTATGAAGTAAATTTTTAGTTCCAATAGAACCACCATTTATAGAAGCAATTTCAGCTACATTATTAGAAGAATCCTTACTAACTATTGTCCCATCAGCATCACTAGGTAAAGTTAATGTTCTGTCGGATGCAGGGTTACTGGATGGTGCAGCAATGATTACGCCATTACCACCCGAATGTTTTAATTTTATTTGACTCATGATTTAGGATATTTGTCTTTTGTTTCTTTTATTTTTGCCTTCCATGCGTCTATGCCTGAATGGTAAATTAAATCCAACTGATCGACCACAGAGGGAAATTCGTCTCTACGCTTTGATTTATAAGAATTATTCTCTAAATCCCACGCATCTTGTAATGCTTTTAATCCATTAGTGCAATCTGATTCAGTAGGTTTAGAACCACCATCATGCACAATTAGATTTGCATAAATTTTGTTTTTAGAATCAGACCACCCAAACCATTGTCCTGTTCTAACTCTTACAAGATAATCTTCAATGTGATCTGGTCTTCCTGTTAAAATATCCATTTATGTATCTCCTAATCTCGTAAAATATGCGGCTGTACCATGCCTTTCAGTGTGACCATATACAAGAGAGTTAGCACCACTAGCATAAACACCAAATTTAACTTTGTGTGTAGATGTATCTTCAACATCAAAAATAAACTCACTGTAAGTAAATCCGTAGGCGTTTGCACTTGGGTTTCTGGTTAATGAAATAGAAGCATCACTATACGAACTATTATTTGTAGTTACATAAATATAAGCATTATTACTAGCAGCAGCAGAGCTATTAGTATGGTTTGCTTTAAATGCAATACGATATATACCTGTCTCAGGAAAAGTAAATACACCGCTTGATTCAGTCATAGCAGAACCAATAAAACCTGGATTATCAGAATCGGTTCTTTCCCAATTTGCATTTATAGTTGTTACAGCATTTCCATATGAAAAAGATGATGTAATTCTCCACTGATCTACCAATGTTATTCCTTTTACGGAACCTGTAGCCTTTGCTACTGTAACTGCATTTGCAGCTAACATATCTGTATCTACTATCCCGTCAGGTAGTCCACCTACTGCTACACCTGATATGGTGTTTGTACTTCCGTTAATTGTTATTGCCATAATTAAACCACTGTGTATGTACTACCAGAACTGATAGTTAAAGTTACCCCGTTACTTACCGATACAGGACCAGCACTCATTCCATTCGACCCGCTTGGAATTGTGTGTGTTGAACTAATTGTTTGACTGTTTTCATATATTGCTCCTCCAGCCACTGTTGAAGCTACGCCTGTTAAGTTTGATCCGTCTCCTGTATAGGATGTAGCAGCAACTGTACCAGTAACAGTTATACCAGTCGAAGTAGTTGCTAATTTTGTAGAAGAAGAAGTATTACCACCAACGTTTGCTGTTACATATTTAAGCTCAACCTTACCGTGTTGACTTGCACCAAGCACAGAAGGCGTAATTCGCATTACTTCGTGAGTAAGACCGTCAGAACTACCAAAAGTTATTTTTGATCCTGATGATCCACCTGTAAAGAATATATCATTTACTCCACCATCTACTATTAAGGAGTTTTGTTTTACATGTTGAGTAATACCATTTACAACAGCGTTTGTAGCCCCTGTTTTTTTAGAAAAACCAACGCCTGTACCAAAAGTTATTTGATTACCATTGGTATCTAAGTTACCGCCTAACTGAGGTGTTGTGTCGGAAACTAAGTCCGTATCAATACCAGTAAGGCTTGATCCATCAATAGCAGGTAAAGTTCCTGTAATATTTGCTGCTGGTATTGACGTTAAATTAGCTGCACTAGCAGCAGGTAAAGTAGCTGGAAATCTAGCATCTGGAACTGTACCAGAAGTTAAATTAGATGCACTTAAAGCTGTCAAATCAACAGCAGCCCAACTAAGATTTCCGTTTGTATCTGTTTTTAAGAACTGACCATTAACAATATTAGTAGGCAAAGTTAATGTATAACTTGCAGCTGCACTATGGGCTGGTGATTTAATTTTTACACCATGACTGTTTTGTGAACAGTTAAGCTGTAACGTACCATCATTACCACCAGCACCTTTAACTTCTATTGCACCTGTGCCGTTAGGAGTTAATTTAACATTACCGTTAGTTGTGCTTGTAGTAATCTCATTTGTTTGTACATCTAAGTTACCACCTAATTGAGGGGTAGTATCTTCAACAACATTATTGAAACCACTAGCAGAAGAAACCGTAGCCCACTTTACACCTGCAGCTTCATTACTATCTGCAATTAATACCGTGTTATTACTGCCGACACCAAGTATTGTAGGATCACCAGAGCCATCACCTACTATTATTGTACCTTTTGTAGCTAGGTCACTGTTCATTACTGCACCAGCAGCATTTACGTTAGTAGCGTCTGTAACGTCAGCATTTGCTTCTATATTATTTAATTTTGTATGGTCGGCATCTGTAAATACGTTACTGTCAGATGCTGATTCTACAAGTGTTCTTATTTCAGCAGCTGTTTGGTCAGCTGTAGCTGCAGTTTCAATACCGTTTAGTTTGGTATGGTCTGCGTCTGTAAACACATTACTATCACTAGCACTTTCTACAAGTGTTCTTATTTCTGCTGCTGTTTGGTCTGCTGTTGCTGCTGTTTCGATACCATCTAATTTTGATTTATCACTAGCAGACATACTTCCAGGATTAGACCCAGACGCTGCTTGCAACTTAGAACCAGCTATTGCTGCACTAGCGTTTATATCATCATTAACTATAGTACCATCTGCTATATCTCCAGAAACTATCGTACCAGCTACAATATGGTCTGATGTAACAAAGTTTGTGCTTGGTTGATCTCCTCTAAACAATACACCTTCTATAGTTAGTGCTTTGTTTCTACCGTCTTGTGCTGTAAAGTTAGATTCAGTAGAGGAGTTGTTAAGATCTGTGGCTCTTATAGTGCTGCCACTTGCAAAAGTTGTATATGAACTGTCTGCATCTCTTGTTCTACGCTCACAAAATACTACTGCACCTTGCGGTAGGGCAGAGTTGAACGTAATTGTATTGTTATCAGTGGAAAGCGTGTAGTTGTATAAAGTTGTACCCGCTGTAACGGCAGGGAAGTATAATCCGTCTGTGTTGTTCACCTGTGGGTGACTAGACTGTGCAGTACTACCAGTAGACTGGCGTAGCTGTAGCACTCTAGTACCACCCGACAATGT